CTTAAATTGTGAGATGATGGGCTTTTGTACTGTAACTTTAACGTCTGGCTTTGAAATATTAACTTGAACTGTCCCTTGTCCGGCAGCAGCAGGGCTATCAATTTTAACATTAACCGACATCTTTTTTCACCTCATGAAGTAAATCTTGTATATAAAAAACTTCTTTAATCATAGATTCATTAATTGGAACTTTTACATAATTATCTAATTTTGTCAAAATTTTATTAAAATTATCTCCATAACCAGTTGATTCCGATAAAAGCTTGACTTCTTTTTTTAGCCTGCCAAGTTCCTCATTCATGAATGATTTCAAACCAATTCCGTTATCGGAAAAAGAAGTTATGTAATGAGTTAGCAAAGTTTTTTGCTCTTCCTTGAGAGAGTGTTTGTAGGTCTCATTAAATTTATTTGTAAAAGTCTTAAGTGTTAAATTATCAATGTGGTGTAATTTTTCGTCCGGAGCTACTGATGAGGTGAGCAAGTCGAACACTTTGTTCTCTACTACGATTCTTTGAGAAGCTGCTAAGGTCTCTGAGTTTAAGAACTGCCCTACGGTTGCTATATCTCTATAGTTGGAGAGAAAGGCCGAGAATAATTTGCTTGAAAGGTTTTCGTGTATTTTCTTCAAGAGCTTTGTTTGTTCGTTGAAAATGGCTTTCTTATCTATCGATTGATAATCTTGCTTTACCTCAAACATTAATCGCTTGGATTCGCTTTCGTTTAGATCGGCTACCGATAACAATTCATTATAAATTGCCAACTCGTTAGATAAAGGCGAACTCTTCATGAAAAATTCCTTTAAAATATTCTTAACGTCCTTCTGGGCTTTAGTGTTCTGATTTACAATGGCTTTTGTAAATTCTTTTATTAATGCTTCGTAAAGAAAAGCGGTATTTCTTTTCTTATTGTGTCTCAGCTTCATCTTTTTTCTCCTGCTTTTTTAAGTCTTCTAACAAAGAACTAAGTTCTTTACTGATAGTAAATAGATTTTGTTCCTCCAATAGATCAATCTTCCGTTGTCTTTCAACAAGACCAGAGCCAAGACCTAATAGGTCATCCATTCCTGGGAGGGCTGTGCGACTAGATATTTCTGGTGCGGCCATCCTTTTATAATTTTTCTTTTTCTTGCCTTTGTCATAAGATCCCAAGGGCTGGTGCCGTTTGTATGGCCCACGCTTCCGATCATTTCTTTTTGCTGGTGGTTCGGCAAGAAGTACATCGTCTTCGCCACCACCGGCAGGCTCAGGTGCTTCATCGCCACCGAGGTCAAGACCTTCATCTCCTCCGCCAAGATCCAATTCGTCGCCACCACCTAGGTCAAGACCGCCACCACCACCTCCACCGAGATCCATTTCGCCACCACCTTCAGCAGCGCCTTCTGGCTGTGCGGCAGCTTCTAGAGTTGCTGCGAATTTCTTGTCGAAGAACATTTCTCTCTGATTACGAAGGAACTCTTCTTCTGAGATTCCCAGCATATGTTCAGCAATCCATCTCTTACTAAAGAAGCCCTCTGTCGCGGCACCAGCAGCATCAAATTTGGTTTTCCAATGCTCCAATTCTTGTAACTCCGCAATCTTTGAAGGATTGTTGAGCTTAAGCTTAAAGCTCAACAAATCATCGTTTCTAAACCCTAGGGTGTAAAGGTGGATAACTCCTATCTTTTCTAACTCGGAGATCACAACTCTTTGTAATCTTTGGATTGTTCTGGCAAAGCGGATGTCTTTTTGAGCAAGAGTCGTCTTGTCTTCGGTTGCTCCTTCCCCCATTGTGAGGTACGATTGTGGAATCTTAATGGCCGCGAAGAGTTTGTCTCTTAGGTACTTTACATCGTCAACTGTACCTGTGAATTGTCCACCGGCTAAATTTTCAATTTTAGTAGACGTTCCCCCACGCACAGGGATAAAATAATCTTCTTCAATTGACATTGGGTTATAACGAAGGTCAACCTTGCCAGTTGTAGGATCGGTGATCTGGTTCCTTTTCATCTGGGTCATTACTTTTTGCATATATTGTTCGACATCTTGTGGCGAAATATTGCCGACATCTACATAGAAGACTCTACGTTCTGGAGATCTTACAATTCTGTAGGCCATCATCGCATCTTCTAATAAGGTAAGCTGTCTCCAAATTCGTCGTGCTGCCTCTAGAACTGACGTTCCATATGGGGCATTTTTATCATTACCCAAGACACGGAAGTGAGCCATCTGCCAATTTTCAAAAGTTAGGCCTCCACTGTTCCACTGATATTGTACATAATTGGGATTATTTTTGTCCTCGCCTTCAAGTCTTTCGACTTCTTGTGGAGGAAGTCCAATTGTATGGGTAATACCCATGTGTTCATCTATATCTAAATACAAAAATAGATCTCCGTACTTACACATTGTGCGGCACCAACCAAATAGATTATAGTCAACATTGAGCACATTGTGAAACAAAGAATGAAGAATTGATTTAATCTCTTCATTCGGGCATTTAATGGTCAACATAGGTTGGAGGTTGGAATGAGTCGTCATTTCATCGGCGTATATATCCAACGCAGAGGCTAGCTCTGGGGTATATTCCATCTGATCAAAATCAATATATCTTTCCGAGCGATTGCGGTTAGCGATCATATTTGCCGCCAACACACTCATCGGATTATATTCCATTTTTTTGAACTGTTTTCCGGATGCTGACTTAAACCATTTAGAATAAGTATCTAAATGTCTACGCCTCAGTTGCCGACCGGTTTGTGTATGTCTACTAACCATAGGGCCCGAAAACAGTCGCGTAAGCGCTCTGAACAACTGACTCTCTTCGTTATACGGGTTTTTGCCTCTCGCCATGTTTTACTCCTTTTTTTATCCTTTAAAAATCCAAACCAATTCTTTCGCTTGCTTTATTTCTTTTTCATATTTTTTCTCAAACTTTTCTTTATGCCCTTCCATTCCCTTTATAGCAGTGTTCAATCTATTGGTATTCATGAACATGCCATCTAGCATCGCCTTTTTATATTCTACATCTCTCTTATTGACCTGGAGGGCCGTATCCCGAACCCAACAGCCAATCGCAAGGGCCATAATTAAATCATCATGATATGATCGCATTGCTTGAGGTTTCCCATTTTGCCAAATAAAAGTCTTAACTTCATGAAACAATCTACTAGAATATGTTATAATTAGTTTATTTCTGATGAACTCTTCCAATTTGGCTACAATAAGGGGGCGAGTTTTGGTGGAAGTGGTGAAACCAGGTACCGCTTTATCGTTTGCTTGGCCTTCGTAAGCTTCTACAAATTCATGAGTAGATTTAATAGAATAATAAAGATTAGAATATCCTAAATCATTTAATTTTTCTAAAATTGATATTCCGATTCCATTGTTCTCTACAACCAGTAGACAATTACCATACTCTTGCCCAGCAGACATTAACATATTGGCATACATGTCTAGACTTGGCTTTCCTTGATATTCAGCAACTACTTCCATTGTCTCCAGTTTTATCACATGGAACACAGAGTTGTCTGCTCCGTCACCTCTTGCGACATCTGCGACAAGCAAATAGGTGGCATCTTCTTGGTGCTTCTCCCAAATCCAAAAGTTTCTGTCATATCCTGTGCGATAGTCCGGCTCTTTGATGTTAACATTTATCCAAGCAATATCATCCGGATGAATAACTGTATCTCCGGAAGTGTTGAAGTTACATTCAAGCTCTTGAGCTATTTGTCTCCGTGACATGTTCTTGGTTTCTTTTTCAAACCACGTCTTGTCTCTCTCCGGATGTACATCCCATGGAAGATTAATCGGATGAAAGTCATTGTCTCCATCCACAGAATCGACATAAGTTTTATGAAACCAGTTACCCACACCAGAAGGAGTCGAAAGTGCTACGCACCTACCACCAGTTGACAGGGTAGGATAGATAGCAGTCCATATTTCACTCATTCTTTCAATGTGAGCAGCCTCGTCAACCACCAACAACGAGAGGGCTTCGGAACGGCCCGCATCACCTGATGTGGAGGCTGCCTTGATTATTGATCCGTTTGAAAGTTCGAACGAAGTTCTATTGTCTACAATAATATCTGATATCCTTAACCAATCGGGCAAAGACTTCATAATTGCCTTAACTTTGCGAACAAGATTGGTGGCTGTGCTTAATTTGGTTGCGAGAACAAGGATGTTCTTTTCTTTGTGGTAAAGCATGAACCACACACAATAAGCGGCACAAATGGTTGAGATTCCCAACTGTCGTGCCTTTAAAATTACATTAAATCGATAATCATTAAAGTCCCGTAGCAAATCGTCTTGGTAGGGATAGGTTTTAAAAGGTATCAGCCCCTTCATTGGGTGACTGATTCTACAATAATTATTGATAAAATAAGCCGGGTCCTTGCCCGACTTAAGAATCTCTTTTACAATTTCTTTCTTGGTTAATCGATAAGCCATTCATTAGTCGTTTTTTCTTGTAACGTTTTGAGGTTTAGGAGACTTTTTTCCTAATTCCAAAAAAGATTTAATAGCATCGTCGACGGTTCGACCTTCAGACCCCTGAAGAATTGGCTCTGACTTTATACCAGAAATTTTGTAATACTGATAGGCTTGAACCCAAGCTCTCACTCTTGTGGTGGATGCTGTGTAAATTTTAGGTTCACCAGACTTTGTTAAAGTGACCGAATCTCCAGTTACGACTTTGTATTCCTTTTGAAGGAACTTCTTGATTTCGTTCAACATTCTAGCCACTTCATCTTCAAAGTTGCCATCATAAACTTCTTTTAATTTAACTTCTGATTGATAATGAATACACATCTTGTCGCCGGAGAATTTGACACTAAAGCCGTCGATTACTCGCTTGTCTATAAGTGGATTCCCCTCCTCTCTTTTAAGGCCAATTTTTCTGACTTGTCCATCTAGAGTATAGCGCTCATCATGTACTCCATCATAAGCATTAGCTGCTGCTTGTTGAAGTCCTTGAATTATTTTATATGTTGTTGATCCACCAGTTGACATTATTTATTCCTCTTTTTGTTTTCTGGGATACCAAAGCCACCTTTCGGCTTTCGTGGGGCAGGTTCCATACCACTCATTGCCGCATCAAATTCTTCTTCGTCGCTTAATTCGGGTCTCAAGTGGGCTGGTCTCTCTGTTGCTGGTGGCCGACTAGTGTCGACATCGATTTCGTGCTCTTCATCGTTGCGATCCCAATAAGTAATAGTAACGATTCTACCATCTCTGCTCCACTCTGCTTTGTCAACTCCCATTGGAATCAAACCACCAGTGTCTTGCTCAAGGTGGGCTCGCCAGGATTTTCCAAGCGAACCTAGGCCCGCTTCATCCCAAGCATCCATCTCATCGATACCTTCTATCACTTTTGCCAATTCTTCTTTAATAATCTCTTTAAGTTTTGACTTTGTTAGTTTCATTTGGTCTCCATCCTTTTTTCCATCTCTCTTCTCGGCCTTCAATCCATTGTATATAGCAATTCCAACAACAACTAAATTTAGTCATATAAACATCATCAATTGATTTAAAAGAATAAGTATTACAAACAGGACAAGAACGTTCTGAGTTCTTATTAATTAGTTTTCTTGGGACAAAAACACCATCAACCTCAACTTTATCAACATCGTCTTCCAGAAGTTCCTTGTGGTGGAGGCTTTTTAGTTGCTCTACATATTCCTTTTCTTTTTCTTCAGTCCAATCTCTTTTCGGATGTTTTATGGTATCCTTGCCATATTTTTCAGTTATTGCCTTTTCAATTTTGGCAACATAATTTGGGTCTTTCTTAGTCATTATCCACCGTTTTAAAAATAGCTATTGAAGTAGCTGTTCCCATAACAAATCCTCCGGTTAACCAGAGATATGGGCGCAATGGCTTGTTGTTCTCACGCAGGATTGCTATCTCTTCGTCTCTTATCTGGACGAACTCCTTGAGCTTTGTCGTTTCTGCTCCGCAGGTAGCTTTAAGC